CAACCAGCACAAAAGCGGAAATCTCGTTCCGTATCGCGTCGAACTGATTAACCGCATCGGGCAGGAAGCAGTAGACGAAATCGAATCAAACCATAACCGCCATCGCTGGACTATCGAAGAGTGCAAGGCGATCAAGGCAGAGTACCAACAGAAACTCAAAGACCTGCGAAATAGCAGAAGTGAGGCCGCATGACGTTCTCAGTAAAAAACATTCCAGATAACAAGGGAGAAGTCGCATGGGCATAAGAGAACTAAACCTCACCAAAGAACAGCACGATTGGCTGAATGGCTGGCTTGAACTGTGGGGCGCATGGGTTTATTCAGGTCGTCTGGAAAAGCGCATGAGCAGCGTAATAGCGAAGTTCATGGAGAGCGTAGAGCCGGGAAGAGTTATGACAAGGCCAATGTGTAATGATGATGATGGAATGTTGATTTCTCAGGTCGTCGATTCCGTCATGTACATTGACAAGAAAGCCTTTGGCATCCTCCTCAGCTACTACGCTCATGGATCTTCCAAGCATGCCATTGCATCTTACTATCATCGTGTCGCAAGACCTCGCAAGATGTTATGCCGGGGCGGCGGGCGTATTCAAAAACCATCGCTCGCAACCTGTCGCCGGGAAGTTGACGAAATCCTCAATGCTTCGTTGTTTATGATTTACCCGGTTCTGGATAGTGCGTTTAAAAACCGGAAACGTGTAGAGAAAATTAAACATGTAGCATAGAACGTGTTGACATCATTGAGCAAATGAGCAACACTATTCGCATAAGCTGCCGTTAGTGACTCTTAAGTTGCAACGGTGGCTTTTTTTATTTGGGTCAGTCGTATAAAGGTCATTACGGAAGGCTGTTAACCTTCTTATCGTGGTTCGAGTCCACGCTGCCCCGCCAAACATGCTGGTTTAGCTCCAATGGTAGAGCAGTCGCCTTGTAAGCGAATGGGTAGCGGTTCAAGTCCGTTAACCAGCACCATAACTGAGCCGTAGCCACTGGCTATCCTGAATTCATCAGTGATAGTTATGCTGCGGCCTTCTACACATGACCTTCGTGAAAGCGGGTGGCATGAGGTTGCGCTAACAACCTCCTGCCGTTTTGCCCGTGCATATCGGTCACGAACAAATCTGATTACTAAACACAGTAGCCTGGATTTGTTCTATCAGTAATCGACCTTATTCCTAATTAAATAGAGCAAATCCCCTTATTGGGGGTAAGACATGAAGATGCCAGAAAAACATGACCTGTTAGCCGCCATTCTCGCGGCAAAGGAACAAGGCATCGGGGCAATCCTTGCGTTTGCAATGGCGTACCTTCGCGGCAGATATAATGGCGGTGCGTTTACAAAAACAGTAATCGACGCAACGATGTGCGCCATTATCGCCTGGTTCATTCGTGACCTTCTCGACTTCGCCGGACTAAGTAGCAATCTCGCTTATATAACGAGCGTGTTCATCGGCTACATCGGTACTGACTCGATTGGTTCGCTTATCAAACGCTTCGCTGCTAAAAAAGCCGGAGTAGAAGATGGTGGAAATCAATAATCAACGTAAGGCGTTCCTCGATATGCTGGCGTGGTCAGAGGGAACTGATAACGGACGACAGAAAACCAGAAATCATGGTTATGACGTCATTGTTGGCGGAGAGCTATTCACTGATTACTCCGATCACCCTCGCAAACTTGTCACGCTAAACCCAAAGCTCAAATCAACAGCCGCCGGACGTTACCAGCTTCTTTCCCGTTGGTGGGATGCCTATCGTAAGCAACTTGGCCTGAAAGACTTCTCTCCGAAAAGCCAGGACGCTGTGGCATTGCAGCAGATTAAAGAGCGTGGCGCTTTACCGATGATTGATCGCGGTGATATCCGTCAGGCAATTGACCGTTGCAGCAATATCTGGGCTTCACTGCCGGGGGCTGGTTATGGTCAGTTCGAGCATAAGGCTGACAGCCTGATTGCAAAATTCAAAGAAGCGGGCGGGACGGTCAGAGAGATTGAGGTATGAGCAGAGTCACCGCGATTATCTCCGCTCTGGTTATCTGCATCATCGTCTGCCTGTCATGGGCTGTTAATCATTACCGTGATAACGCCATTACCTACAAAGAGCAGCGCGATAAGGCCACATCCACAATCGCTGATATGCAGAAGCGTCAACGTGATGTAGCAGAACTCGATGCCAGATATACAAAGGAGCTTGCTGATGCTAACGCGACTATCGAAAGTCTCCGTGCTGATGTTTCTGCTGGTCGTAAGCGCCTGCAAGTCGCCGCCACCTGTGCAAAGTCAACGACCGGAGCCAGCGGCATGGGCGATGGAGAAAGCCCAAGACTTACAGCAGATGCTGAACTCAATTATTACCGTCTCCGAAGTGGAATCGACAGGATAACCGCGCAGGTTAACTACCTGCAGGAATACATCAGGACGCAATGCCTGAAATAATTTTTTTGCAAATCACAAAGTCAATTTAATGAGCCTCGCGATGCGGGGCTTTTTTTACATCTGAATTTCACAGCGTATCGCAGCGCGTAACAATCCCGAGTCTTTCAGAAAGCTGAGCCTGAGAACTGCCGTATAGGTGAGGACCTCTCGGGGACGGCTTTTCTGTGCGAACAGGCTCAACTTTCTAAAGGAAATACCGACATGAACAAATCATTAACCGTTCTTCCTTCTGGCGAATACCCGACCATGAGCAGTCTTGAGATGGTGGATTACATTAATGCTGATCGGAAATCCAAAGCGGAGGCGGAGGGGCTTGCGTTCCCCTGTAAGAAATATCGCAAACTCGAACACCGCAGTTTCATGAAGAAAGTACCCAAGGTCCTCGGGGATGCAGCTGCAAAATTTTTTGCAACTGATACCTATATCAACGGAACAGGTGGTGTTGTGGAGAGGGATATTTACAATTTTCCCAAGCGTGAAGCTTGCCTCATGGCAATGAGCTACAGCTATGAGCTTCAGGCGCAGGTGTATGACCACATGACTGAGCTTGAGGGGGGGAAGGACATTAACCTTCTCGATTTCTCTGGCCTGACCGATATGGCAATCAGCGAAATGCAAAACCGTGTCGCGGCTGCTGAGAAGTTCTCATTTGAAATGCACGGTCAAGCAGGTAGCGCTCTCATGACTCGTCGGAAGAAAGAGAAGAAGGCCATTAAAAAGGCTGAGCAGCTTGTGAAGGATCTGATTCAGTTCAAGCTATGTGACATGGGGGATTTCCCTGATGGTAAACCAGCATGACTCCGATTGATTTCATACATAAAAATGTAACAACCGAGTTAATAAAGTTTGGATACGACCAAAACGCGGCTATGACTGGCGCTGACATGGCGGTGGAACNCGCCGTTGTTCACAAGCCAGCAGAAAAGGCCGAATTTTCGATGACTGCCTGTACATTGCAAAACAGTGGGCAGGTAAACAGAAAGGGAAAAAATGACAGTCTGAGAGCCACTTTCACAACGGCTCTCCATTACAAAGCCCATCTACTGGTGGGCTTGATAATGGCTTATACCCTACACGGGATAACTTAACTGATATCCCTTTTAACGGATAAACGGAGCCAACAATGGCAGAGATTATTCCCATGACTGAAGAACAGAAATTCCAGTTAGAGATTTACAAACTGGTCATGAACCAGAACGCAGCCGCAGAGGAAGCATTTCAATTCATCGGCACTGACGAGTTGAAGCTTGAGCTATTCAAAATTCACTTCCAGTCAGGCGGCGCTAATTCAGATATCACGACCCGCACTATCGAAGCGGTGCGTAAATCGAAGGAAGCGTTAGACCTGTTCACTACCGGAGCATAAACATGGCGCGCCCAACAAAGTATCAAGAGGCGTACGCCGAACAGGCACGCAAACTGTGCTTGCTGGGCTATACAGACGCAGAGCTTGCTGATTTCTTCGAAGTCAGTGAGTCAACTATTAACAAGTGGAAGCTTGATTATCCTAAGTTTTCGGAGTCCATAAAAAAGGGTAAGGCCGTCGCTGATGCAGAAGTTAGTGATCGTCTTTATCAACGCGCTATGGGCTTCGTGGCTCCAGACATCGATATTCGTGTTATTGAAAACAGAATTGTCGAAACTCCGCTTGAGAAGTATTACCCGCCTGATACAACCGCTGCCATTTTCTGGCTTAAGAACCGACAGAAGGATAAATGGCGCGATAAGCAAGAAGTTGAACACACCGGAGAGGTTAACCTGATTCAGCGCATTCAGGAGGCCAGAAAACGCGCGAGAGGTGAGTAATGTCGTCAGAATTCGAGGCAATGCTTGCCGATGATATGGGTCGATTCTTTTACGATCCGCTTGGCTTCGTTATGTATGCGTTTGATTGGGGAACTGGTGAGCTTGATGGCTTTGACGGCCCCGATGAATGGCAGAAAGAGTTTCTGACAGATTGGGGAGACGCAATCAGGACTAATAACTTCGACGGTGTTAAACCTGTTGAAGCCTATCGTTGCGCTACCAGCTCTGGTCACGGTATCGGTAAAAGTGCTCTAACTGCCTGGGTCATTCTGTACATCCTCAGCACTCGTCCTTTCTGCAAGGGCGTCGTGACAGCTAATACCTCTGAACAGCTTCGCACCAAAACATGGGGCGAGCTGGGCAAGTGGAAGAAGCGGTGCATCACCGGTCACTGGTTTGAGTACAACAACGGCAAAGGCAACATGAACATCTACCATGTGGATCACATGGAATCATGGCGCTGTGACGGCCAGACGTGTCGGGAAGAGAACAGCGAGTCATTTGCTGGCCTGCATGCAGCTAACTCAAGCCCGTTCTACATCTTCGATGAAGCCTCAGCGGTTCCTGACAAAATTTGGGAAGTAGCAGAGGGCGGCCTTACTGACGGCGAGCCTTTCTGGTTTGCATTTGGGAACCCGACGCGTAACACCGGTCGATTCCGAGAGTGCTTCCGCAAGTTCAAACACCGATGGCGTCGACGTCAAATTGATAGCCGCCTGGCAAAGATGACCAACAAAGAGCTCATCGAAGAGTGGCGCAAGGATTACGGTGAAGACAGCGACTTCTTTAAAGTACGTGTTCGCGGTCTATTCCCATCGACATCAGAAGTCCAGTTCATACCTCAGGCATATGTGGATGAGGCCATGTCTCGCACGCTTGAGCCCGGCTCTTACACATTCGCATCCAAAATAATCGGCGTTGACCCTGCTTACACAGGTAGTGATGAGGCATCAATTTACCTTCGCCAGGGTCTTCATGCGCGCCTGCTTGGCACCTACCCGAAAACAGATGACGACGTTAAGTTCGCGCAAATCGTCGCAGGATTTGAGGATGAGCATAAGGCAGATGCAGTGTTCATAGACTTCGGGTATGGCACCGGAATTCACTCAATAGGTAGGTCGTGGGGAAGGAAGTGGCAGCTGGTTAACTTTGGGGGTGAATCCAAAGACCCCGGCATGCTGAACAAGCGCGGTGAGATGTGGAACTCAATGAAGTCATGGCTCAAAGAAGGGGGAAGTATCGATGATCAGCAAACAGCTGACGAAATCGTTGCTCCTGAGTACAGGGTTAAGCTCGATGGGCGCATCGTCCTTGAGGCCAAAGATGACATGAAGCGCCGTGGGGTTCCTTCACCAAACCGCGCTGATGCGTTAGCCCTGACGTTTGCATTCCCGGTAGTCAAAAACAAACCAACTAAGCCATTACCGGCTCCAATTCGTCCAATTTCCAGAGGTAGATAATGGCCGACCAAGACGACAAATTGCGAACCATTCTCCTTCGGTTTGACAGGGATTGGGCAGCAAGCGATGAGGCCAGAACCGAGGCGACAAATGACCTGTATTTTAGCCGAGTGTCGCAATGGGATGACTGGCTATCAAACTACACCACCCTGCAATATCGCGGACAATTCGATGTTGTTCGCCCGGTGGTCAGGAAACTGGTCGCAGAGATGCGCCGGAACCCTATCGACGTTCTATTCAGACCAAAAGACGGCGCTAATCCTGATGCTGCCGATGTGTTGATGGGAATGTATCGTACTGATATGCGCCATAACACGGCAAAGATTGCTGTTAACGTTGGCGTTCGTGAGCAGATAGAGTCTGGCGTTGGTGCATGGCGTCTGGTCACGCAGTACGAAGACAACGATCCAACAAGCAACAATCAGGTAATCCGACGCCTGCCAATCCATGAAGCCTGCTCACACGTCATATGGGACGCAAACAGCAAGCAGATGGATAAGAGCGACGCTAAGCATTGCACGGTGATTAACGCCTTGTCGCGCAATGGCTGGAAAGAGTTCGCAGAGGATTACGGTATTGATCCTGACACCCTGCCATCTTTCCAGAATCCGAACGACACATGGCTGTTTCCGTGGGTATCGAATGATGTCGTCTACGTCGCTGAGTATTACGAGGTAGAAGAGAAGAAGGAGAAAGTCTTCATCTACCGCGACCCGCTGACAGGTGAGCCGGTCAGCTATTACCAGCAGGATATCAAAGACGTCATCGACGACCTGGCTAATCGTGGATTCATTAAGGTAGCAGAGCGCAAGGTGAAGCGTCGGCGTGTGTATAAGTCGATCATCACCTGCACGCAGATACTGAAAGACCGCGAGAAGATAGCCGGAGAGCATATTCCAATCGTTCCAGTGTATGGCGAATGGTCATTCGCTGGTGACAAGGAGTGCTACGAAGGAGTGGTAAGGCTGACGAAAGACGGTCAACGCCTTCGTAACATGATCATGTCATTCAACGCCGATATTGTTGCTCGTTCACCGAAGAAGAAACCGACCTTCTTCCCTGAGCAAATCGAAGGCTACGAATACATGTACGGTGGAAATGATGACTATCCGTACTATCTGCAGAACAGGACCGATGAAAACGGCAACGACCTGCCGATTGGTCCAATCTCCTACATGGAAAACCCTGAAGTGCCGCAAGCCAACGCTTACATGCTTGAGGCTGCCACCAACGCAGTGAAAGAGGTGGCTAGTCTTGGTGTGGATGCGCAGGCAGCAAACTCTCAGGTCGCTTTCGATACCGTCAATCAACTGAACATGCGGGCAGACCTTGAGACATACGTGTTTCAGGATAACCTGGCTACCGCAATGCGACGTGATGGCGAGATTTATGCCTCAATGGTCAACGATATTTATGACGTTCCTCGTCATGTAACGCTGACACTTGAAGATGGAAGCGAGAAAGACGTTCAACTCTATGCGCAAGTTGTAGATTACCAGTCTGGCAATGTGGTCACACTCAACGATATTCGCGGTCGCTATGAGTGCTATACAGACGTCGGACCATCCTTCCAGAGCATGAAGGAACAGAATCGCGCAGAGATTCAGGAGTTGCTAACCAAGGTTCCGCAAGGTACTCCAGAGTTCCAGATGCTGATGCTGCAATACTTCACGCTGCTTGACGGTAAAGGCGTCGAGATGATGCGAGAGTACGCGAACAAGCAACTGGTGATGATGGGGCTGAAGAAACCAGAAACACCTGAAGAGATGGAGATGGTACAGCAGGCTCAACAGCAGCCGCAGCAGCCATCAGCAGAGCAAATTCAGGCGCAGGGCATCCTTCTGCAAGGTCAGGCTGAATTGCTCAAGGCAGAGAACCAACAGGCGCAGATTCAGGTTGAAGCCGCCAAGGTTGAAGCCCAAAACCAACTCAACGCCGCGAAGATTGCAGAAATCTTCAACAATATGGACCTTGATAAGCAGGCAGAACTGCGTGAGTACCTCAAGCTCGTAGGTCAATTCCAGCAACAGCGCAGCAAAGATGCTCGTGCTAACGCTGAGCTGCTTCTTAAAGATGCAGACCAGACTCATTCACAACGCATGGATTTCGCGAATCTTATGCGTCAAGTTCAAATCCCCTCCGGCGGAGTAGCCGAGACACCTCAATAAGAGAGAGTTAATCATGGACAAAACCACCGACATTCAGGCTTCTGAAGAATTAACCCTGCCCGGCAATCATGCAGCGGCATCTGCTGATGGCTTAGTTGTCGATAATGCCAACGACAACGCAGGTCAGGAAGAAGGCTTCGAGATTGTCCTGAAAGACGATGAGAAACCAAAACAAGACCCGGCAACTAATGCTGAATTTGCCCGTCGCCGCATCGAACGCAAACGCCAGCGTGAGCTTGAGCAACAGATGGAAGCGGTTAAGCGTGGAGAGTTGCCGGAGCACCTGCGGGTGAACCCTGAGTTACCAAAACAACCAGACCCTAACGATTATCTTTCCGAAGATGCACTGGCTAAGTACGACTATGACCAGAGCCGCGCACTGGCTGCCTTCCAGCAGGCAAACAGTGAATGGCAGATCAAGGCTATGGACGCACGAAGCCAGGCTGTCGCCGAGCAGGGTCGCAAAACTCAGGAGTTCACCCAGCAATCAGCGCAATACGTCGAGGCAGCCCGTAAGCACTACGACGCAGCGGAAAAGCTCAATATCCCTGACTATCAGGAGAAAGAGGATGCATTCATGCAACTGGTGCCGCCAGCAGTCGGTGCCGACATCATGCGCCTCTTCCCGGAGAAATCCGCTGCTCTCATGTATCACCTTGGTGCTAATCCTGAGAAAACACGCCAGTTGCTGGCGATGGACGGGCAATCAGCGCTGATTGAACTCACTCGACTGTCAGAACGTTTAACTCTCAAGCCTCGAGCCAAGCCTGTTTCAGAAGCCCCGTTACCTGATGAGCCCATTCAGGGACATGCTGTTGCTGCAAATATCTCTGCGATTGAAAAGCAGATGGAGGCGGCAGCAAACAAAGGGGATGTAGAGACGTACCGCAAGCTTAAGGCACAACTGAATAAAGGAATTCGATAATTATTTCGATATCGTGATGTTGTTTTCCTCGTCAAACTTTCTGATTACTTCTTTCGCCTCTTCGAATGAAGAACATACTTTTTGCACTCTTGCATTAAGCAGTCGCTTATGAGCGATCCATCTTTTCCGCGTGTTGCAAAAGTAAACTCCAGATATTCCGCTGGAGTTATTTTTAGATAGTTTGATTCTATTCCTTTGGTTTGCTGATTTTTTCACAAGACGAAGATTTTCAATTCTGTTGTCGTGGCGAATCCCATTTATATGGTCAATTTCCATGCCTTCTGGAATATCTCCGTTAAACATTACCCATACGATGCGGTGTGCTAGCCACTTAATGCCGTTAATTCTTATGCGGATATATCCATTGCTTTCTAAAAGACCAGCAACTTTCCCAGCGTGTTTTGCATTCCAAACGTTGTGATAGTTGCGATTCTTTTTGTTGTTGAAAAACTCAGAGCTTCTGGCTTTCCAAACCAAAGAACCATCGCGGTATTCGAAGTATTCATTCAGTTCCATGCTCATAACCCTAATGCGCTATATGTTGATATAACAATAGTATAGCACATAAAGAAAGTAAGGTATTCAATATATGACTCTCAAAGAAGGGCAGTTAGTTACTTACGCTATCGATGAAATCATCGAAACCGTCCAGAACCTGACGCCAATGGCGTCCAAAGTGACAAAATACACCCCTCCGGCAGAATCCATGCAACGTTCAAGCAACACCGTGTGGATGCCTGTTGAGCAGGAAGCGCCAACCCAGACTGGCTGGGATTTAACTGGCAACGCAACCGGGATTCTGGAACTCTCCGTGAAATGCAACATGGGCGACCCGGATAACGATTTTTTCGAGCTTCGTGCAGATGACCTGCGTGATGAGCGTTCTTACCGTCGCCGCATCCAGGCATCCGCCAAAAAACTGGCGAATAACATTGAGTCAGCAATTGCCAAACAGGCAACTGAAATGGGCTCGCTTGTTGTTCACGATACCCGCGCAATTGGTCCATCTACTGGCCTGTCTGGCTGGGATTTTGTGTCTGATGCAGAGCGCCTGATGTTCTCCCGTGAGCTAAACCGCGATATGGGCATCAGTTACTTCCTGAACCCTGACGATTACCGCAAAGCAGGCCGCAACCTGGTAGATGGTGACATCTTTGGGCGCGTTCCTGAAGAAGCGTATCGTAACGGTACTATTCAGCGTCAGATTGCTGGCTTTGATGAAATTCTTCGCTCACCGAAACTTCCGGCAGTTACCAAGTCAACCGCTACTGGTGTAACTGTTTCTGGTGCGCAGAAGTTTAAGCCGCAGGCATACACCCTTGATACCGATGGTAACAAAGAGAACGTCGACAACCGTGTTGCAACGGTGACCGTATCATCTACCACCGGATTTAAGCGCGGCGACAAAATCAGCTTCACTGGTGTGAAATTCCTATCTCAGATGGCGAAGAACGTGCTGACTGATGATGCGACTTTCTCAATCACCCGAGTGATCGATAGTACTCACATCGAAATCACGCCGAAGCCGATTGCGCTGGATGACGCGTCACTGACAAAAGAAGAGAAGGCTTACGCTAACGTAAACACCTCTCTTGCTGATACCACTCCGGTAAACGTTCTGAACGTGGCAACAACCACCGCTAACGTGTTCTGGGCTGATGACTCAATCCGCCTGCTGTCTCAGCCGATTCCGGTAACCCATGAACTGTTTGCTGGCATGAAAACTTCTTCCTTCAGCATTCCTGGTATTGGTGTTAACGGCATCTTCGCAACGCAGGGTGATATCAACACTCTGTCTGGTAAGTGCCGTATTGCTGTGTGGTATTCAGCATGTGCTGTACGACCAGAGGCAATTGGTGTTGGTCTGCCTAACCAGACTGCGTGATAACCAGAGGGAGCTTCGGCTCCCTTTTTTATCTGGAGACAAGCATGACACACATGATCTTTCGTCATGGAGACATGAAGAAATGGAAAGGCGTTGGATACGACTTTGAAATCGTGAAAGCCGAAGAGCTTCAGGAATATCTGGATGCTGGCTGGTTTTCACATCCTGATGACCTTTTGAAGGATGTTGCAGAGCCGGAGCCAGAGCCAGAAGAAAAACAGCGTAAAAAGCGTGGTCGAAAACCTAAGGCGGCAGCAGATGAACCTGACAACGAAGGGTGATTTAGTTCTTGCGGCATTACGTAAGCTCGGTGTGGCATCAAATGCCACGTTAACCGATGTCGAACCGCAGTCTATGGAAGACGGCGTTAACGACCTTGAAATGATGATGGCTGAATGGCTTGGCGGTGATGCGTCACCTGGGATCAACGTTGGCTACATTTTTGCTGATGCAGATGTCGCTCCAGATCCGGGCGATGAGCACGGCTTATCAAATAACGCTATAAATGCCGTCATTTTCAACCTTGCCTGCCGCATTGCTCCAGATTATGCGCTGGAAGCGTCTGCAAAACTTATAACCACTGCCAGATACGGGAAAGAGCGACTCGTCAAACTGTCTGCAATGGACAGAGCAAAAGCTGCTAAATGTAAGTCCGGTTATCCAAACCGTATGCCTGTTGGTAGCGGTAATCAGTTGGCGAAGTGGAACGGTTGGAATTACTTCCACCGGAAGGAACCTTGCGATAACGGGAGCGAATAAATGCCGATTCAGCAACTTCCGCTTATGAAAGGTGTCGGCAAAGACTTTAGAAACGCCGACTATATCGACTATCTGCCAGTGAATATGCTGGCTACACCCAAAGAAATACTCAACAGCAGCGGATATCTTCGCTCATTCCCGGGCATTGCCAAACGTTCTGATGTGAATGGTGTATCGCGCGGTGTCGAGTACAACATGGCGCAGAATGCTGTTTATCGCGTTTGCGGTGGCAAGTTGTATAAGGGCGAAAGCGAGGTTGGTGATGTTGCCGGAAGTGGTCGCGTATCAATGGCGCATGGTCGAACATCTCAGGCTGTAGGTGTTAATGGTCAACTGGTAGAGTATCGTTATGATGGCACGGTTAAAACCGTCTCAAACTGGCCTACAGACAGTGGATTCACTCAGTATGAGTTAGGTTCAGTTCGCGACATTACACGCTTGCGTGGGCGTTATGCGTGGTCAAAAGACGGCACTGATTCATGGTTCATCACTGACCTTGAAGACGAATCGCATCCTGACCGTTACAGCGCACAATATCGTGCCGAGTCTCAGCCTGACGGCATCATTGGCATCGGAACATGGCGAGACTTCATCGTCTGTTTTGGTTCATCGACGATTGAGTATTTTTCCCTGACTGGTGCAACCACCGTTGGTGCTGCTTTGTATGTCGCACAGCCATCGCTGATGGTGCAGAAAGGTATTGCCGGAACTTACTGCAAAACGCCGTTTGCTGATTCCTATGCGTTTATCAGCAATCCGGCAACAGGTGCGCCGTCTGTGTATATCATCGGCTCCGGTCAGGTGTCACCAATCGCCAGCGCGAGCATTGAGAAAATCCTCCGCTCCTACACTGCTGATGAACTGGCTGATGGTGTGATGGAATCGCTGAGATTTGATGCTCATGAGTTGCTGATTATCCACCTTCCGCGCCATGTTCTCGTGTACGACGCATCTTCAAGCGCCAATGGTCCGCAATGGTGTGTGTTGAAAACAGGCCTGTATGACGATGTGTACCGCGCTATCGACTTCATTTACGAAGGCAATCAGATAACGTGCGGCGATAAGCTGGAATCGGTTACCGGGAAATTGCAGTTCGATATCAGCAGCCAGTATGGGCTACAGCAAGAACACCTGCTGTTTACTCCGTTGTTCAAAGCGGATAACGCCAGATGCTTCGATCTGGAGGTGGAATCATCCACTGGCGTTGCGCAGTATGCTGACCGCCTTTTTCTCTCTGCAACCACTGACGGCATAAATTACGGTCGTGAGCAGATGATTGAGCAGAATGAACCGTTCGTTTACGACAAACGCGTTTTGTGGAAGAAAGTAGGGCGCATCAGGAAAAACATTGGCTTCAAATTGCGCGTTATCACGAAGTCACCTGTCACTCTGTCTGGCTGCCAGATAAGGATTGAGTAATGGCGGATTCGAATCTCAATGTGCCGGTAATCATCCAGGCTACGCGGCTCGACACATCAGTTCTTCCACGCAATATCTTCTCGCAGTCATATCTGCTTTACGTTATCGCGCAGGGCACTGATGTTGGTAACGTGGCGAACAAGGCCAACGAGGCCGGACAGGGCGCTTATGACGCACAAGTCAGGAACGATGAGCAGGATGTGATTCTCGCTGACCATGAGCAGCGAATTTCTGCTGCGGAAGCAACGCTTGTTAATCATGAGGAGCGAATCAGCCAGGCAGAATCAACTCTTCAGGAACATGAAACACGAATAGCTCAGAATGAAAGCGATATTTCGTCGCTTGATACCAGAGTTCAGTCGCTGGAGTCGCAGGTTTCAGACCATGAAACGCGCATCGATGCTCTTGAGTATGCCACTACTCGCAAGAAGTCAGAGGTTGTTTACTCTGGCGTATCTGTAACCATCCCGACAGCGCCTACTAACCTTGTTAGCCTGCTGAAAACGCTCACGCCGTCATCCGGCACGTTGGCACCATTCTTCGACACCGTTAACAACAAGATGGTTGTGTTCAACGAGAACAAAACCTTGTTCTTCAAGCTGTCGATCGTCGGGACGTGGCCCAGCGGAACCGCCAACAGGTCAATGCAGCTAACCTTTTCCGGCTCTGTTCCTGACACGTTGGTCAGCAGTCGTAATGCGGCGACAACAACCGATAACATCCTGTTAGCTACGTTTTTCAGCGTGGATAAAGACGGCTTTCTTGCCACAAATGGCAGTACGTTAACCATCCAGTCAAATGGTGCGGCGTTTACTGCCACAACCATCAAGATAATCGCGGAGCAGTAATGATTCAGTTCAAACCAACGCGAAACATCGACCTGATAGAAGCCGTGGGAAATCACCCAGACATTATCGCCGGAAGCAACAACGGTGATGGATACGACTACAAGCCTGAATGCCGTTACTTTGAGGTTAACGTGTACGGTCAGTTTGGCGGCATTGTTTACTATCAGGAGATTCAGCCGCTGACATTCGATTGCCACGCCATGTACCTGCCAGAGGTTCGTGGCTTCAGCAAGGAAATCGGGCTGGCGTTCTGGCGATACATTCTGACTAACACCACCGTTCAGTGCGTCACATCGTTCGCCGCACGCAAATTCCGCCACGGGCAGATTTACTGCGCAATGATTGGCCTTAAGCGTGTCGGAACCATCAAGAAATACTTTAAAGGCGTGGATGACGTGACTTTTTACAGCGCCACACGCGAAGAACTAATCGACTTCCTGAATCACGGGAGATAGCCATGTTATATGCATTTAAGCTGGGCAGAAAACTGCGCGGCGAGGAACCTTGGTGCCCTGAAAAAGGCGGGAAAGGTGGCAGTTCTGATAAAAGCGCAAAGTATGCCGCAGAAGCTCAGAAGTATGCCGCAGACCTGCAAAATCAGCAGTTCAACACCATCATGAACAACCTGAAGCCGTTTACTCCTCTGGCTGATAAGTATGTCGGCAGCCTCGAGAACTTATCGTCTCTGGAAGGGCAAGGTCAGGCGCTTAACCAGTATTACAACTCTCAGCAGTATAAAGACCTTGCAGGTCAGGCTCGCTATCAGAGTCTGGCGGCAGCGGAAGCAACAGGTGGATTGGGTTCCACCGCAACCAGTAATCAGTTAGCAACAATCGCACCAACGCTTGGTCAGCAATGGCTATCTGGACAAATGAACAATTACAACAACCTGGCAAATATCGGTCTTGGCGCTCTTCAGGGGCAGGCAAACGCCGGGCAAACATATGCCAACAACATGAGTCAGATTTCACAGCAAAGCGCGGCGCTGGCTGCGGCAAACGCCAACCGACCGTCAGCATTGCAGCAGGGGGTTAGTGGTGCTGCATCCGGTGCGCTTTTGGGTGGTGGCATAGCCAGTGCTCTCGAGCTATCAACTCCGTGGGGTGCTGGTATCGGTGCTGGTCTTGGTCTGCTTGGCTCGTTGTTTTAAGGGGTAATCATGGCTACGTGGCAACAGGGTATTAATTCTGGTGGGTTTCTGGCTGGCATCGGTACGCAAAACGAGAATGCACCAAAGGCAAGCGACATTAACGCAACGCTTGGTCTGATCCGCGAAAACAATGAACTGGCTCGCTCAGGTGCAAATAACGTTGGTCTGACCGCGTTACGTGGTCTGGCTGGAGTTGCTGATATTTACAATCAGGAACAGCAACAGAAAGCTATTAGTGCGTTCAATAAGGTTCACGCTGATGCATGGGCTTCTGGTGATCCATCGGGACTATTTAAGTTTGCCCAGGAAAATCCAGCGTTTGTTGCGCAGGCACAACAGGCGTTTTCCGGTCTTAATGAGCAGCAACGCAACGATATGGGCGATTTAGCCATGAGGGCTAACGTCGCTCTTTCTCAGGGACCGGAAGCCTACAGTAAATTCATTACTGACAACAAGGACAGGTTAAATCGCGTGGGGGCGAATGCTGACTGGATGATTCAGACAGGTATCCAGAATCCAGAGCAGCTATCACACATGCTGACTACTATGACGCTAGGGGCTGTTGGCCCGGATAAAATGCTGGATTATCAGGATAAGATGATTGGTCGTCAGCAGGAGCAGCAAAGAATTAACGAAACCATTCGCAATAATGACATGACGAATGCGAGGGCTATTAGGGGGCAAAACCTTTCCTATCAGTCTGCAATGACCGGACACGGACTTGCAGCAGAAAGACTGGCACTTGATAAGCAGAAATTCGGTTTTGAAGTACAACAGGCACAAAAAAAGGCCGAGGAACTTATTAATGCAGCGCCAAAATTATCAGTGAACATGGAAAAGGCTATAGAAAAATCAGCAGGTGATGCGGCAGCTAGTCGTAATGCTGCCGATTCAATGACAACGCTCGCTGACACGCTGGAGAAGGAGAAGCCAACTCCTGGTTTGTTCGGTAACGCTGAAAATATGTTCTCTAAGCTTACGGGGCAAGATAACTACCTCCGAGATATGCGGATTAGATTCAACCAACTAGCCAATGCGCAGGCAACCAAGCTTCTCCCTCCCGGCCCTGCATCAGATAAGGATATTGAGTTTGCAAGGAAAGGCATTCCAAGCGAAACGGATAATCCAATGGTCATGGCTCGATGGTTAAGGGGTATGGCAAAAATGGAAAGTAATAACGCGAAGTTCAACGAGTTTAGGTCAGAGTGGATGAGTGCAAACGGTAGCCCAGGACAATCTGATCGCAACCGAAACATCATGGGGATGGATGTTAAGAAGGGTGAATCATTGAACTCTGCGGCAAAACGTTTTCTTTCCTCAAGTTATGGAGATAGCCAACCTCAACAGCAATTGTCCGATGACGAATTAATTAGCAAATATCTCGGAGGGCAGTAATGGCTTATAGTCGTGAACAATTGATGACGGCGTTAAGGAATGCTGATGCTGCTGGTGATACTGAGGGAGCACGTCGCATCGCTCAGATTCTGTCCTCCAGTAATCAACCAACTCAAAACCAAAAGCAGCCTGTAGAACAGCAAGATGGATTTATGTCTGACCTCGGCGAAGCAGTAAAAGAAACTGGTCGCGGACTGGTGCAGGCTGGTGTAAATGTGGCAAATATACCAGCATCAGTTGCCGATGCTGTAACAAGCGCGGCGGCATGGGCTGGCGGTAAACTCGGTATTGGCGATGGAACATATCAACCAGCGCCACGAGTAACAACTCAGGGATTAGAGCAGGCGTTTGGACTTCAGCAAGGTGCTCTGACTCCACAAACGACAGAAGGTAGGGTGTTTGCGGAGGCATTGCCTTACCTGACTACTGTTGGCGTTGGCGGCGCTTCAACTCAGGCGCCAACACTTGCTGGTCGAATTACTCAAGGCGCAGCCCGTCTTCTGGCAGAAAACGCAGTCGGATCGCTCGCCGCAAACAGTGAGAAAAATGATGCGGGAAAACTGGCAACAGATATAGGTGTTGGCATGCTAACAGGTGGTGCTGTTAATACTGTTGCAAAAGGGCTTGAGCGTGGAATAACTGCCTTTAAAGGTGATATTGCACCAGAAGTGGCGAAGAAAATTGCCACATCAGAATCGATGGGCGTGACACCAATGACATCTGATGTAATCCCGCCGAAAAATGCTTTCACTCGTGGTCTTACTCAGGATGCTGAGGGGGCTTTGCTGGGAACAGGCTCAAAGCGAGCTGAGCAATATGCAAAAAGAAGTCAGCTAGTTAAAAAACAGCTTGAGAAATATGGTGAATATAGCCCATCAGTTGTTGTTGACGATCTGTATGGTTCTCTGAAGTCAAGGAAGGATTCGGCCGGAAGCGTTATTGAAGACATTACAACCAAAATGGGAGACACACCTGTTGACACATCAAAATCTATTAAGGTTATCGACAACGTACTTACCAGAGCTAACAGGCTTGGGAAAGTGGCAAATAAGGATTTGATTCGCGGGTTATCCGATTTGCGAGAAGAACTTGCTAAACCAGATATAGATTTTGGTCTATTGAGAGAGTTGCGGTCAGCCTTGAGGGAAAGTATTCAGGGAGATGCCATGGTTTTTCCTAATAGCGCGAAAGCCGCAACTGATGCCGTGGAGAGGGCAATGGGGGCAGATTTGAGGAATAACGCAGCGCGGTATTTGGGGGCTGGAGAGGCCGCCAGATACGTCAAAGCAAACTCTGACTACTCCAACGTCTTCAATAAAGTTCTCAATAAAAGGATTGCGAATAATCTCAACAAAGCTAAAAAAGAGTTTACTCCAGAGCTAATAAACAGCGTTGTATTCAGCAGAAAACCATCAGATATTAAGAGGATATGGCCTGCTCTTAGTGAAGATGGAAAGAACGCTATGCGTGCTGCTTATATCAGCAAGATTGCAGAAAAAGCAGGAGACTCGCCAACAAAATTTCTTACCGAGTTAAATAAGTTGAAGTCGCAATCTGACGGTCAGATCTATAACACTATATTCAGTGGGAGACACATGAAAGAGCTTGATGCTCTTCATGAAGTTCTACAGCAAACAGCAAGGTCGGACGCCGCAAATGTAGTAACACAGACAGGACAATCGCAAGCTAACAGGATTAGAACGATTGGCGCAACTGCAACCCTTGGTGTATCACTGGGACTTGAGGCTGGTTTCGGTGCAATCATGCGCTTGTACGAGTCCAAAGCAGCAAGGAATGCGCTCTTACGTCTGGCAAACACTAAAGCTGGAACACCAGCCTATGAAAGAGCGTTAAGTAACGCTGCAAATGCCGTCAGGCCGCTGTTTGCTACTGAGGCAACACAGCAGTAACGTATGGGAAATTGGATTCAATCGCTAACATTTTCTTTTTACTTTTCCAACAAAAGCTTTGGTTGAATCCATATTTCCATAACCGGAAATGGTTTTTGACATTAAAACTGTTCCAGTAGGATGTATTACCCATGAGTCGATAACGCGTTGAGTTTCGCCATTCGCGCCGATTCCTATGATGGAGTTTTTAGACAATGCTTTGTAAGCCATGCCGCCCGCATCTGTACCAGAATATGTGATGCTGGCATCTTCACCGCTTGTCTTAATGGTGAATGTTCCACTAAAACCATCTTCTACCGGATGGAAATTATTGCGTTCTGAATAGCTTATTCCGCGCATATCTCCAACGACCCAGCACTCTGCTGTAGCCCCAAAAGATATGAATAAGAACATAGCAGCAAGAAATCGCTTCACACCAACCTCCTTAGTTTTGTGCAGGATACCAGATGATGTATGGAGAGGCATCATCTACTGGTGATAGAACGATGGTTGCATAATGATATCACGTGACGTAGAATTATTGAGCATAGCGTGTATTCAATAGATGCATAGCTATTGATAATCTCCGATAAGAAGGAGGTTTGTATGAGCAATGAGACTAATGGGATTGATGAAATGTTTAGCTTGAACACTGCCAAAGCTGGGGTCGCAATAGGTTTGCTATTACAGCAAGCTTCTGCGTTCAGTTGTGAGGTGGTTGTCACTGATAATGTTCAGCACGCTTACCATCAATCCTCGCTCAGCAGTGAACGGACCAATGATGAGCTTCATGAGGCGGTGTCTTCGATTAAAGAATTGTCTCGAATGCTGAAATATGCTTATCGTGTTCTTGCAAACGCTACCGATGAAAATGTAGACAATGTGTTGTCTATCATTGAACCAGAAAAATCTCGATTGATAGAGCATCAATTGAGAGGACTTGAAGGGGCAATGAAATCGGTATTCAAAGAAGCTTCTGCTGATTTTAAAGAGATCGCAAGAGATATCTATATCGTTGTTGCTGATGCTAGATCTGCCGTAACTAACCTGAATAGTCTTATTAAACAACGCTCATGTGTTCCGGTTGTTTTTGATAGTTCCGTAGATATGGCTGGTTTGCGTGCGCTTGCTGAGCACGGGACTCGTGTGTTTCACTCTGGTAACTTCCACTGAGGTAAAACATGCAAGTAACCGTGGAATATAATCAGGATAGTTTTGACTATTTTTTCTCCCCGGTTTTTGTTGAGTTTCCTGATTTAAAACAAACACTTGTAGATGATTTTATCATCTACAAGTCTACGGGAACGTTGCCCAGCTATTTTGGCAGAGACACCTCTTATCATCGACCTCCTGATATTGAAGATGCAGGCCTTATGCACCTTCATTTAGCAATTGGTGAAAATAAATTTGAGCCAATAAAAAAAGGCACAGATATCAGCACACCGCAAAAGTTGCAGTGGCATAAAACTTCCAATACCGCTCTCGTTTATGCACAAAATCTTTTTGATGAGAACAGGTATTCATTGATTGCTCTTTTTCATCCTGTAGCTCACATGTCTGCTAACAATCATAATAGAATGAGAGTGTTGGCAGGGTATGCGAGAGACTTTAGAAACACTATGTTTGACTAAACCCACCTTCAGGTGGGTTTTTTGTACAAATCCTTCAGCGTATCAAACACCATCTTCTTAACAAGCTCTGACTGCTCATCAGCGAGTCGTTCTGCATCGTCGCGATATCCAGTCACAGGCGATGGTTTTGATAGAGCATCTTGGACGATTTGTAACAACTCGGAGTTCATTGATCTCCCATTCGCCTCCGCCCTGAATTTTAATTTCTCCCTTACTTCCATAGGCATACGGAAGTTAAAGTGCGGATCATCTCTAGCCATGCCATCACTCCAAGTTAGTGTATTGACATGATAGAAGCACTCTACTATATTCTCAATAGGTCCACCGTGGACCTATATTGTGAGGTGAATATGAAAGGAATGAGCAAGATGCCGCAGTTCAATTTGCGGTGGCCTAAAGAAGTATTAGATTTGGTACGCAAGGTGGCGGAAGAGAATGGTCGGTCTGTTAACTCTGAGATTTATCAGAGAGTAATGGAAAGCTTTAAGAGGGAAGGGCGCATTGGCGCGTAAAGTTGAAGCCCCAACTGCGGGAACAGTCAGGGCTTCGGTTGTCAGTAAATCCGTGGAGAAAAACCAACATGAATAGTATAGCAATTTTAGAAGCAGTGAACACCTCTTACGTACCATTCAACGGTCAGCAAATTATCACCGCCATGGCTGCCGGAGTTGCATACGTTGCGATGAAGCCAATCGTTGAAAACCTTGGAATGAGCTGGTCAACGCAGCAAACAAAACTCATGAAGCAGATTAGCAAATTCAACTGTGTTCATATGAACATGGTTGCCGCTGATGGGAAGCTTCGTAAGCTACTCTGCCTTCCTTTGAAGAAGTTAAATGGATGGCTGTTCAGCATCAACCCTGAGAA